CGACACACCGCCACCCGAGTACGCGAAGCTGTCGCCACGATAAACCACACGGCTGGGTGAGCCTGAATACCAGTATTTGTCACAATAGTAAGTGGTCTCACTACCAGTCAATGTTCCGACTGGTATGATGTCCATATACTTGCCATGGGCTACGGCGGTGGTGAACTGGTCTGAACCTGTCTTCGCCTTAACTTTGCGCGTCGTGCCGTCTGGCATTACAATATACCACTTGGCATCTACTGTACCTTCATTGACTGACACATTGTCCATCATATCGTTCTTGTGACCGTAGATGTCCTCGTAGCCCAAGCAGTTCACGTTGTTTATCTGCACATAGGAGCCGTTTTCCTCATACCACGCATAGGTGGTCTTGTTGTTCGGGTTGACGGTATCCTTCATGCCCAACATTGCCGTGCCGCCTGTCTTGCGGGCATTGGTATCCTGACCGTGACCGCACTGCGCCTGGCTGTTGCGTCTGCCATACTTGGCAAAGAACAGGTTGGCTATATCTCGGTGCATATCATAGTCTATCTGCTGCATTCCGCGTGCCTGGCTGTAATAATGGAAGTCCGTCCAGTTCATACTTGCGGCGGTCGAACCTCCCGTGATACAACTGCGGAGCTTTGTGCCTACGATAGAACTACCGAACACTGCGGTGAAGCACTCTTCGTGCTCTACCCAATCAGGCTCCATGTCTTCAATCCTGTCACTGTTAGACAGCACAACCTTGTCGAACTCAGCGGTTCGATAAACAGTGAAGTGCAATTCTGTGGCTCCTGCTGGCACATCATATATGAGATACATTCCGTTCTCAAACTTAACCGACAAAGATGATACGACCACATTGTCGAGGACATTACCCTCCGAGTCCGTAAAGATTGAACCCATAAGGTTTGTACCGACCACTGACGGGAAGCGGACACGCTTGAAGCCTGACACCTCCACACGGCACACGGCATAATTGCTGTCGGTTGCATAGGAGTTGGCAAGCGTTCCCTTGCCTGTCATTATCTTGTACTTGTCCTTATAGTCGCCCGCATCGGTTATATCCTGGAGTGTCAGGACTGTCGCCTCGGGAACATCGGGCATCGCCTTGTTGGTACTGTAGCAACTGTAGTTCTTGCCATTCAGATAGTCATTGATACCCTTGAACCAGTAATGGGGCTCGAACATCATCACATCGCCCTCACTACCGTCAAGCATTGCAGGAGTACAGTTGGTTGTCTTCTCTGCGTCCGCATAATAGTTCGAGTTCTCATCGTGCAATGGGAAGTAGGTCATCACGCCGTCCTTGTTGTTCGCCGTAGTCTCAACCCCTGCAATGGTTATATTGCGGGTGGTCGGCTTGGTGGTAACTTTGGCAAGGCAACGGAAACGCTGCTTCAGGATAGCTTTGATATGACCGCTCGGCACATAGTCATTGCCATAGGCACAGCCCGTATGGTTGTCGGGGTTGCTCACATTGTCATCTGCAGATACATTCTCATCGCGTTCGATCATCGTGTACTGCGGTTGCATAATGTTCAACTCTGGATAACGTGCCTTGTACTCGGCATACACCTCGTCATCAAGATAGGCAGTGAGCTGGTATGAGCCGACAAGGGCACAGGTATCCACGGCATTGCCGTTCGCATCGATACCGCCCAAATGCTTGTATCTCGCAAGGAAACTCTCATCGCCAGTCATATTGACACCTGAAATACGGACACGCTTCACATTGGCACAACGGGCAAGGATATTCTCCCAATCCAGGTTCGGACACTCGGCAAAGCGGAAGGTCTCAATCGAGTCGTAACCCTCTACAAGCAAACCGCTGTTGTCGAGTTTTGGCAGATATTCCAGACGCAGGGCGGTGATGGTTGCTGGTAACACAGCTTCACGCAACGGAGCACCTTCTGCAAACACAACACTTTGGGTTTCTGTTCCACCTGCATTCATCACCTCGAGGCGTGTCTGGTTGGAGAAGTTCAACTCCGAAGAGGAAAGCGTGCCTGTCCTGGCATTCTTCTGACCGTTCAGATTTACCTCACGAAGTTGTCGGCACTGGTCAAGGACAGCACACCAACCAGTTGCACCGCCGCCTGTCGTACTCAAGTCCAGGTACTGGAGATTAGTACACTTGTTCAGGTTCACGTCACCCGTCAGATTATCTGCCACGCCGCGCATATCAAGCCTCTTGGCTCGGCTGGCTCCATATACTCGTATCGGGTCATTGACTGTGAACGCATCGCTGAAGGTAAGCGTCACCTCCTCGCCCTTCTCCGCCCTTTGGGACGGCTGTATCGATGGGGAGTTGTTGGTACCATAGCCGAAGTAATACACCTCGTTGGCGGTCATCACTATCGTATTGGCTGCCTCCGTTGCAGTACGGGCAAGGTACATATCGATGTTGTCCGAACGGTAACTGCCCGTTTCGTATTTAGCATCGAGCAGGGCATATCGGTTGCGTATGGTATGGATACGGTGGTGCTTACGGCTTCCATGTAGAGCATAGATGTGCGGATACTTAGTCAAAGTTCCCTTCACATCAACACCCTCAAGCATCGGCTTGATATACTTCCACTCGCCCGACTTGTTGTACTGGCGTGTTGACCAGTTGCCCATCTGCTCCTCATTCAGCACCTGTAGTACTCGCTCGGGAGTCATAACCTCACGCAAAGCGGCTGCGTCAGACTTCAGTTCCGCTTCAAAGTTGGCAAGGATAAGACACCAGAACATACTTGCATAACCCTCGAAGGCGTATTTGCTCTTTTCTGCATCCCAAGTCTCACGGTCCACATCGTACTTGTAGGCAAGGAAGCAGTCGTTTCGCACAAGGAAGGCGGTATCACCGTCATAGAACAGGATATACCACACCTCGCCGTCAAAGGTTATCCATATCATATTCTTCGCCCGCTGGTCGAAGCAGGTGTTGTAGTCCGTGAACACATAGAAGGTACGCATCCAGCGAGCGTTGAAATACATTGAAGCCTCGTTCTTGAACTTCTCGCTCTTGAACGATGATATATCCTTGAAGTTGGCCGTATCCGCATTGGCAGGTACACAATCACGCACCCAACGCCACAGACGCAAAATAGCTTCCTTCTGGTAACTGTTAGCCTCTTTCTCGTCCTTGGCCGTGTTGGGGTTAGACCACACGGTATCCTTCGGATAATTGAACTCAAGGGCGTTCTCAAACTCTCGATTGAACTGCGCCTCTATATCTTCATCAACCTGGAACAAGTCCAATCTCTGGGAGTTGTTCAGGAACTCAAGGCTGATGACCTTGCTCTCATCGATACCTGCCACACCTTCAAAACCCACAACTGGAGCCCATCCTGACTTGTCATTATTGAAGTTGTACTGACCGTGATATGTGGGCTTCTCATCAATGGACTCTGCCGAGAACATATCGCAAGGCCAGCCGTTAATGGCGGTACGGATAGTATTGTCTATCTCCTGTGGCGGGGTGAACAGGCCTATCTCCTTGAAGCAGTCATTGAACAGCTTGGCAAGACCTGTGTTGTGTGTCATTGAACTATCCGAATAGTCACACTTCGGGTTGGCAACCTTGACAGCAGGGTCTCCAGGGACAACTGGCATTTTCAACGAATCCTGCTTTACGCCGTTAATCCAAAGCTCAGGCTCAACACCCTTGGCAAAATAGATGCTGTAGTTCTTGCGGGCATACTTGGTTGAAGAAGTTCCCTGAATGCGGACATATACATTCTTCAGGATGATTTCACCACCCCAAGGCGGATATATGTACACATCGGCAAGGAAGTTGGTGTCCTTGTTGTTCTCGGCATTTATCTCATCAAGACCGCCCTTGCGGACTATCAAGATAACACCCTTGCCCTTCTTGCGGATCTTCTCAATATCGATACCGATACCTTCATCATCCAGCACGTCATTCTTGTCTGCAAGGTCTGCCATCTCCTCCGCCGTAGGACGGTCAACGATATGGTTGCCTAACTCATCATCATCGGATATGGCTTCGTTATATATACGCACAATGCGGACTTCAACATCGGCAAAACTGCTGTCAATGGTAATGCCTTGTGGGGTGTCCTGGAGGAAGTTGTCGGCTTCAGCGTAGATGTCCGCCCTGCTTCGTCCCCCATCGATATAGAGCTCCATCAGCCTGCCGTCAGCACGCTTGCCCACTACAAACGCCACCTTCAGCCACTCCTCTGAAGCGAACTCCATGCCGACACCGACATTGGTGACAACTTCGTTGCCGTCATCATCGGTCACGGTCTTTGTCGAGCCTGTGTACATCGAGGCTTTCTCCGCAGTAATCTGGAATCCCTTTGGTCCAGACATACAGGTGATGACATCGCCCTCGCGGTCAACCACATTGGAAACCTTAAACTCAAGTTCGATGGAGCATCCCGTAGAGGCGGCATCCGTTGCGAATGGCTTGTAATCGATATGCGCCTTTGCACCGTTACGCAAGATGAGCGACTCCCCAGTCCAACCGCTCGATTTCCAGTCCACACCTTCGAAGGTCGTTTGAACACCGTTAGAACTCCATACGGCGGGGTTCTCCTCATCATTGCTGCGACCTGCAGCATTCAGCTTCAGAACCATTCCGTAAGTGGTCTCTCTGATATTCACGCTGCTCTCCGTCACATTGATATGGAACAGGTATTCCGTTTCCCCGCACTTGAACATCATTTCGTTTGTGCCCTGGGTGGTGAAGCGGTTCTTGTATGTCTGGCTGGTGCGTGCCACGCTAACAGTGGTACTCTTCACATCACCGTTGTACACATCCATCTTGGCTGGGGTGGTGTTCGGGTCATAGGCTACATACTCAAAGGAGAGCTGTGCATACTGCCCAACCTCAAGTGTCGGGGTCAGGTGTGTGTCCGTAAAAATACGACCATCGGCAAAACGGAGCTTCGTACCGATGAGCGGAACGTCCGCACCGCTCTTGAAAATGTCGATGTAGATACTTTCACTCTTCAGGACAAGACCAGTAGCCGCTTCCATCTCCGCCACCATCTGGATTGTATGTCGGCCAAATGACAACCCCGTCATCGATATGCCGAAACTGCCGTTGGTGGTACCGCTTCGGGTAACGGTGGCGGTATTGTGCTGCACACCGTCAAGATATACGGTAATGACCTTTGTTCCCGAACCGCTGACTGCATAGGGAATATTCACGGTGTCATAAACTCCATAACCACCGTTCGCAATGGAGTTGGCGAGATTGTAGGAACTTGTCAGGGAGAGGGCGACAACTTTCACCGACACATAACTCTGCTTGGTCTGTGTCTTACCCGTTCCAGGATCTATCGTGGTGGCGCGGACATAAATGTCTGTGGTACCTACCTGCAGGTATTTGGAGAGGTCAAGCGTATAAGTACCTTTGCTCACATCCTGAATGGTATTGCTGTATATGGTCGATGAGCCATACTTCATCGACACCTCTATGGTAGCCTTCTGTCCTGTGGTCACGCCTTTGTCATCGCCACTGCTATACTGGTGGTCATAGGTATAGGAAAGCTTAGAGTTGCCTCCCTGCTTGATAATGGTGTTATCTACGGAAGCGTTCAGCACAATCTTCGTGGTGCTCGCATCACCGCTACCGCCGCCACTGCCCGCAGGAATATCTACAGCAGCTATCTCCGCGCCGCTCTTATTGGTAAGGGCAAGGCGGACGCTGCTCTCGTCATCGTTGACCTCGGCGCTCATGCCGAATACCGTATTGGCTTCAATCTCGTTCAACTTACCTGTTACGGCAGAGTTCTGCACGGGGTTGGTGCTGTTCGCATCGAGCGTCTCATCGACCTCCACCTCGTTGATGGTGATGTTGACATTGCCCGTTGCGTCTGGATTCTGAACCGCCCCATTTACGGTGACAGTCTTTATGGTACCAGCACCTCCGAAATCCTCCCAGCTTGCTTCCGCATCCCAACTGCCAATGTCGGTACCGACAAACTGCTTGGTCTCCCACTTGCCCTGTGACACCTCATAGGTTATGGTGCGACCCTTGGCACGCATCTTCTCCTCCACAGCTACAATGGCGGTGGCAAGGGTGTAGAATCCGTTCGCAAGCGGATATGCCTCAGTGACATTGATTGTGTTACCGCCACCGCTGCCGCTAAACTCGACAATAGTCCCCTCTTCGGAGTTCCATACATAACCGACCGCCCCGAACAAATAGATTTTATCCTTGTGAATCACGGTGTGGGCATCGTCACTGAAGAACTGGGTTGCCTTATCCCAGAACACATAGTATCCTCCACTACTGAGAGCGGCAAAGACGTTCAGGGCTTTAACAAAAACAACGCTCTCGGCCGAAGCTGGCGCCTCACCGTCAATAATGGTCGCATCATCAACGAAACCGTCAAATCTTACTGTTGCCCCTTTCAGGGCTGCCAATGCCGTTGACTCGTGGGTCGCAACGACCTGGAATGCCTCTTCTGTTGCTGAGCGGGCATCACTTGTCGCCCGTTCTGCCTCGAGGGCAGCCTGCCCAGCATTATCCGCCGCCTCATTTGCTGATTGCGCTGCAGTCTCGGCTGTGGTTGCCGCCGTAGTCGCCTTTGTCGCTGCCGCATTAGCCGTTTTTGCTGCATCTTCAGCTGGTTTGCGCAACAAGGACACAGGCGCACTTACAACCTCCTCGCCACGCATTGCGGGAAGACTGTTTATGCCGTCCAGGCTATCCACAACTGGAAGCTCGTCAACACTCTGCGATTCCGCCTTGATGGCGTTAATCAATTCCTGTTTTTCTGCATTCGTCAGTGCCATAGTTATTCTGTTTTAGATTGATTGTTCAACTGCTCGTTCAGGCCGTCTATGAAATACGGCAGGCAAAATTTGTTTGCTACATCCCGAATCAGCTTCACCTCTTCGGGGCTATACATCGTATCACCCTCGCTCTGGTATATCTTCATTGCAAGTGCGTGGGCTCTGACACCACTCACATTCAAATAGATTTGATTGGCGAAACTCTCTCTTGCATCTCCCACACGCTTGTTCTTGCGCGTTATATCAGTGAAGATGCTGAACTCTTGAAAATTCAACTTAATCATAAATACATCCAGTCATTTAGATTTGTCAATATGAACATAAAAGAACCGTTGTTCGCACTCGCATCGTCGGATACGAACACCTCAAAATATGTAGAATAGGCTCCTAACAGCGTTGCCTTGGTGGCGGCTTTCGAACTACCTTCGACAAAGCCGTATCCCGTCAGGACTGCCATATAATTGTTGTCCTGCAGTTTCCATTCGGGGGGAACATACACCTTATAACGACCCGTGGACACCCATTCCACGGTCAAAGTGCTGCCATCGAAAGTGCGTGCCTGGATAGAGGTTGTTTCCGTGGACTTGCCGCCAGTAACTCGGCCGAACGCAAGCACCTTCATCTCCTTGCCGTAACGGGCATTGGTCATCAGGTCAATACGGTTCAGGACTATCCATCCGTAGAAGTCATCCTCGGTACCGTATCCCATCAGTTCCACGCATTCACGGCTCAATGAAATCTCACTCTTGGCGATTCCGTTCTCAAAGAAGTATTTACCGCTATCCTTGGGGGCAGAATACGATATGCTTCCCTCCGTCACCGAGTTTTTCCATTTATAGTTCGCTATACACATCCTTCGTCCTGACTGTGCGGCATCCCACTCCAAGGTTCCAGCCGTAATCCAACCGCCACCCGAGGCGATAGGTACCACATTGTCGTGGGTTGACCTATTCTTGGTCGTTGATGTCGAATCGCCGTCCATCCACTCAATAGTAATATCTATGGAGTCTGTCTCACGGACAAATGGGGAACGCATAGAGCCGTTTATCACCACATCGTTGAATGTTCCCTTATTGGCTACGACGCTACCGTCCTCCAGAATCTGGAAGTAATTGTTTGCCGTAACAATACCCTCAAGCGCGATATGGGCAGCCTTTATCTTCACCCCCTCCTGGCTTGCACCGACAAATGACTTCAGATTACCTTCCCCATCGATGGCATACATACCCGTCACCTTCGAGGTCGTGATAAGCCCCGTTTCCTCAAGCAAGGCTTCGTCCTTGTCATAAACAGCAGCTGAAATCTTAACCAACCGCTCGGACTGCTCAAGCAGGGTCTTGTACTGATAGGTGAAGGCTTCCACCTTGTCGGTACTCAACACGAGCATATAAAGGTAAATGTCACCCGTGAACGATAGTTTGAAGTCACCTGTTCCATTCCAAAGACCGCTGCAGGTGTACTGCTTATACACTCCATCGGTTGATTGAAGCTGCTCCTCGATATTCAGGGAGTCAAACTCCACGAAGCCCGTCTTATCCACATTCTCAAACGCGACCTTGAGCGTGCCTGGTTCTGCACATCGATAGAAGAAGGACAGGTACACTGGCAAGGCTGTCTTCAAGCCATCAGAGGTAACGCCCATTTCTGGTATCACACGAAGATTGTCATACTTCTGGAGGATATACTTGTTGCGGATACGGACCACAACACGCCCGTTGTCCGTGGTAACGCTTGCGCTGTTACCCTTCTTTGACAGGACATTCTTGTTCGCCCATATCCACTTGTTGCCGACAAGGAAGAATACCGTCTCGTTCTCTGTGGTCCACTTATCCATACCGTCAGCGAATGCGGCATTGTTCAGATATCCGTTCTCACCGAGGAAGTCCTGGCGTATGCCCGTTACGGCCGCTTCAATCTTTCCCTCGGTTATCTCGAACATCGTCTCCACATCAACATTGCGGTTGGCAAGAATGAATGTGCCTCGCAGAAAGGCATTGTCACTATATAAACCGTCACCGTGAGGTTGCTTGTCCGCAGGGAACATCGTATCACTGATACCGTCAAGGTTTCCGAACCTGGCACGAAGGCAACCTTCAAAGCTCTTTGAGTTGACCCCGTTCATCACATCGATACGGGGCTGGCCGTCTTCAGTGGCGGATATGAGAACAAGGTTCTGGCGTGCCGTATTCTCGCTGTTACCCATCAACACACATTCGTCACCAACCTCTGGAGGTGTCCCTGCAAACTCATCAATCGGTACCAGGATGGAGTTATCCTGCACATCTGCGACCTCTACCCAATACCCCTTGAGAGCCCCGTTCGCAAATACCTGGCAACGCACAAGGTCGTGGACCATGAACTGGTTGTCCTGCTCAAAGGTTATGCAATAATAGCCCTCCAGCTCTTCAACCGTCTTTATCTTTCCATTGGCAGCAGAAACAACGATCTGACCGCCGACACTGCGGATACGCTCAACGAGAAGTTCAAGCACAACCATCGTCTGTCTAACCGTAAGCTTGTCGATGGTAAGATGTATCAACCCGTTCGCATCTCGCCACAGACGGTATCCACTACCAAGCAAGCCGTCCACGAACTGCCCTGCACCACGCAAGGTGTCTGTTATAACCTCCTTGTGCTGCACGCTGTCTGTTTTGCGGACGGGCTGGTCAAGGTAGTCATCGAACTGCCGCTTGTCCCACATATCGGCATTGTCGGCTTCTTTGGCGTGCGCCGCTTCATCCGCATATCCCGCCTTTATCTTTTCAGTAACAGACTCCTCGGCATCGTCGGTCCTGTGCCGTAAATACAGATAGCCGTCATCGTCCATTGATTGGGCATCAAGCACCGCCATGTTGTTGTGCGTATGCCCGTCACCGTCAGAACCACCCGAAGACACCACATTGATAGTTCCGCCACCACCTCCCGACTGGGTGGCACTGCGACGGCGTTTGCTTCGTGGCAAAGCTTCGCGCAAGGTGGTTATCACACTAAATTCCTTCTTTGCCATACTAACTGAATTCAATTCCTTCGTAATTGTCTGCGGATAGTTCCGCCATAGTTATCTCACTGCTGTCCTGTAATAGGTTCTGGACCTCCGACAACAAGATATATTTACCCGAAGAACTCGCATCGGTGTGGATCTTCAGGTCAGGAAGAAGGCGCACCGTTCCCGACAGGGTATTATGACGCGAACCGTACTGGCTGTAAACCGTTCCGATAAGCAGCCTCTCAAGCCTGTCCTCCACCCCTGCGCGGTAGAATGTCTGGTATGCCTTGTAAGTCGAGTCCATAACAAGACCTCGGGCTGATGGCGACCAGGTCTTTCCAAGAGTGCCGAGAATGGTGTCAATGGTCAGCTCTTCCTTTGCCGCCTTGTTTATCCAGGCGGTGTCCTCTATATCGTCCAATGAAATGTCGGTACCGTTACTGTTGACCAGCGTAATAGTTGGAGTCTGATACATTAGCCAACGGGCACGGGAATAGATATCCTTCTCCTCCCGCTTGTAGTCAAACTGGTAGATGCCCCTGCCAATATGAAACTCGAGGAATCCGCCATTGTATGGGGGAAGGTCTATGAACTCACCGTCGCCCATCGCCTTCCATTTTTTAGGAAGCCCGCCACGGTAATAGCCGATTATGGGCTTGTTCTTGCTCCATCCTCCGAATCCCGTCTTACTCTTGCGGTTGTCCCAATCATAATAGCAGAGCCACATACAGCCCCATTTGCCCGCACCCGACACCCACTTGCTGTTTGCCGCAGTATGCTTGTAGCCGTCCAAATCAATGACTCCGCTGTTCTCGTAGTGGTACAGGATTTTGCCACTGGCATCTTTCAGATAAAGCATAACGGGGACATACCCCACATTACACCAGTCGTTAAGACGTTCCCAGTTCCCGCTTTCATTCTTTCCTGAAGCATCTTCAAAAGGATTGTAACGGACATCAAACAGCAAATCAAGGGTTACCTTCAGCTTGAAGGATGTACGCTTATAACTTACATAACCCAGGAATGAGGGCTTCGTTGAAATGATAGGCACGGAAGTACATACGCCATTGTTGCGAGCTTTGACAAAAGAGTTCAACAGGAGCTGGGAATAGTTCGTCTTTCCATTGCCTTTATACCCCCATATAACACCTGCTTCGTCATTGCCGCTGAAATCACTGTCGATACGGTAATACTTGGCTCCATTGGCAAGAGTCATCGGCAGATCATCCTGATCGCCCACAACGATTCGGAACCCGTCTGCCGCATTGTCCCAATCATAATCCATCAGATACTTTCGGGTAGCCTCTTTGTCTGGCAGCACATTGTCGTGCTCCAGCTCCGTATTCACAAGCTTGGCATCAGCGTATGGGGAGAAGGTGACCTTCACGTTGTTGTACACGACATCCACACCCAGATAGGCATCATCGCCCTTCCACCATACTTCCTCCGTATCCATGTCACTGTACACGGCATTCATATCAAATATATACAGATATCCCCCCTTCTGAACCATGCGGAGGGCAAAGGGGCGCAGGACTTCATCGAGGACTTCTCGCATTGTCATCGCCTCGCCGTCTTCATCATAGAAGTTATCGTTCAGCACATAGAGGGACGAGAAGTTTATTGCACTACCGTATTGGGAGGTCTTCGTGCTGATGAACTTCTGCACCCCGTTGTATTTTATGCCCATTGCGGCGATGCAGGTATCTATTACATCCTGAATGGTGCAGACTCCCGTCTTGCTCCACTTCACACGGTCAAGGACTGCAAAATCGGAGAAGGAGAATGTCACATCATAGTCCGTCTTCTCCGAATAGGGTTCCTCGTAAAGCTCCGTATCAAGCTGGCCCGACCAATACAGCTTGCCGTTCCTGTAAACATCGGCACGCATCGTGCCTACCTCAATGGAATAGAGGTTTATGAACTGTCGGTCTTTCAGACTCTGCAGGGTAAGTGTCAGGCACGAGCCTTGCACTGGTTCCAGCTTGTCAACCTCATTCCACTCAATTTCAACGGGGGTGTCATAGGCGAACTTAACCTCCTGCGACGAGGCAAATGATGTATCACTGGACAGGATGTCCACGCGATACAGCACACCGTCCACACTGCGGAATGACCCCGTATATATTACCTGCATTGCCATTATTCTGTTCTTTTTTGGATTCGTTCTGTCTTTTGTAAAATTCCCTTCAGCACTCGACCATCGATAACGAACTCAACCTTACCGCCTCCAGAACCTGAATCAAGACCAATAATGGACTTCAATTTATCAAGAGGGGCTACTACTTCAGGGTTGTTGGATGCACCTGCATACTCACCGAATATACCCAAGGTCGGGCCATAAGCAATACCACCATTAGCGAACTTCGGTATTGATGCCACCGCAGCACCCACTGCAGCCATACTCGCTGCAAGGGCTACCAGGTTGAATGGGAACGGCACTGTCTGGGACTGTGCAGCTGCTCCCGAGAACGCTTGTGCGATGTTACCTCCGATAACCGAAGCCAACGCTGGCATCGCCTGTGCGACTGCAGTCAGGATATTGGCACCATAAGAGAGCCAAGCCCCTGCACCTTCTCCAACGACACCAGACAACGAACCCATAAGCGAACTCAAGTTACCCATTGCCCCTGTAAGCAGGTCGCCCTTGCTATTCGTAGAGGTGATGACCTTCTCATACTTCTTCCACGAGCCAAGCAGACCTTCAACCTCCTTGCGCTGGTCATCTCCCAACGGGTTCTTCGTATCATCAAGCATACGCTGCAACTGGCGGATGCGTGACTTCACGGTCTCAAGTCCGACCATCTCCAGCTTCATCTGCAGACCATTGCCCGTCAGTGCATCCAACTCGGCAATTTCCTGCTGCATGGACGGGATATCGGTCAGGCTCTTCAATGCATCCCGCTTTGCCTCCAGTGCCTGGATTGTTCTCTGTATGTTCACAATCTCAGTGGCGGTAGCATTTTTCTGCTGGTTGCTGTAATAGGTTATGGCATTGTCAAGCTCCGATATGGTATCAAGGGTTGATATATCGCCTGGAGCATTCATTGCCGCCAATGTCGCATCCCATTCGCCACGCAGACGCTTCAGATCGTTTATCCACTTCTGCACTTCTGCACGCTCTGTCCCTGTTGTACGCTGAAGCTTCGCCTCATAATAGGACAGCTCGGCGTTCAGCTGTTCGTATGTGGTTATCTGGTCAATGCCTACTTCTGTGTGCGCACTATCTTCTAATGCCGTTCTAAGGGCGTTCAAACGCGCTATCTCGGTATCAATGCCAGCAAGATTTTCTGCAGTGGCGGTAGCACGCAGCGACTGTTGGTACTCCAGTTCCGCATCAATAGCCTGAAGTGTATTCAATTCCTCGGGGCGGTTGGCTGCCGCCCATTGCCGCTCGATGACAGTCTGGGCATCCTTGTATGCCTTGATCTTCTTATGGAGCAAGGCTATGGTTTCCGTCTCTGTGGGCTTGGTTTCCTGAAGCTTCTTCTCATAGTAAGAGACAGCATCTGCAAGTTCCTTGTATGTTGTCGGATTGGCTACAGGCTTTTGCTCTGCCGTAGTCTTTCCCGTTTTGCCCTTACCTGAGCCTGTAGCATTGAAATCAATCTTGACCTCCTTGTTCTTCTTCTTGGCTTCGGTATTGGCTTCTATTGATTTGGTCTGCTGGTCCAAGGTCGTTGCCGCTTCTTTTGCCGATGCGTCATCCTTGATACCGAAGAACTTCTTCACCCATTCCCAGGCTTTTTTTATGACGGCACTTGCCTTCTCGAAGGCTGCCACAAGGAAATCCCATACGGCAGAAGCCACTTCCTTGACTGCTCCCCAAACTTTGTCACAGATATTGCGGAACCCCTCAAAATTATTGTAGGCATAGATGACCCCTGCCACCAACGCTCCGATGGCGGCGATGACAAGCCCGATGGGGTTTGCCGTGAGTACCAGGTTCAACACCTTTTGAACACCTGTCCATACGGCAGTGGCAGCAGAGGCTGCTTTTGTCGCCACATTCTGGAGGATGGTGCTGCCAGTCAATTTTACCACAACCTGGTTCAGTGTTGTCATTCCCGAATAGGCACTCTTCATCATCGTACCCATCAGGGCTATGGCATCGGCATTCTCCATTGCGAGGGCAGTGTACGGTGCCATAGAACCGAGCATCTCCGTAAAGCCTATCTTGATATTGTCCACCGATGCACGGAGCTCCTGCATACGCTGGGCAGTGGTTGCCGTTCTAACCGCTGCCTGTTCCTCGGCAACGGCGGTACCCGTAAGCTGGGCAGTCATCTCATCCACTGCTGAAGCGTTCTGGATAAGGAACTGCGCTGCAGCAATGTTTTCCATACCGAAGACCTTTGACAGATAGGTCGCATCGGAAAGTTTGGGCTTCAGTGCCTCCAGGGCTGTGCCCAACGAAGTTTCGCCCAAGTCAATTCCCAGCTCTGTGTTAAGCTTCAGGATTATATTGCGTAAAGCGGTACCCGCCTCACTTCCCTTGAGGTTTGCTTGTGAGAGGATTTCCAAAGCTCCTGCAGTGGATTCCACATCCAAGCCCATAGCGGAAGCGGCAGCACCCACCACCTTGAATGACTGCGTGAGGTCTTCAATCTCCGCAGCACCGTATTTTGATCCAGCAGCAAGAACATTGATAACGCGGTCCGCTGCTTCAGCCCCGAGACCGAACTGGTTGATTGTTCCCGCAAGAGCGTTTGCCGCTCCATCAAGGCTCATACCCGAGGCGTGCGCCAGCGTAATGGACTTCTCCTCGAGCTTATTCAAGCCGTCAATGCCGATTTTCGATATTTCAATTTGAGAGGCAAGCAAAGAATAGGCACGGGCTGCGGCATCAGCGCCCAAGCCCGACTCCTTACCGAAACGGCGGCTGTTGGCCTCAAGTCCCTCCAGTTCCTCACCCACGATACCCGTAATGGAGCTCAAATCTGCCATTGACTGTCCGAAACTCATTCCTGTTTCGGTTGCACTGGCGAACTGTGCCCCGAGCCGTTCCGCTACCTGCAGCATAGCGTTGAAGTTCGGCATCTCGAGCTTACCAAGGGCAGACTGGAACTGCTGCATCTTCGTCTGCGTCTTGTCAACATCGGTCTGAAGGTCATTGAACGCACCAGTGATCTTCTTCACCATTGCGGAGACCTTATCCTTCAACTCTACTATAAATGACACTGATTTCATATCGCTCTGTTTATTTGTTACGGCTAACGCAAACCGAATCTGCGTTTTGCCTTTTCATATCTGGCATTGACCTCCTCGCGTGTTTCCTCACGCCTTTCGGTCTTTACCTCCTGCTTCTCCCATGGGAACTCCATAATGTCCGTAGGGCGGAGTTTCTTCTTGCTGTAAGGCTGGAGGGAACACAGGCACGACATCCTCACACGCTCCCACTCGCCACGCTCAAGGCGTTCCCGTCCTCCGTTCCAGGCATCAAAGGTCGCCTTGAACTCAGAAGGGGTGCATCGTTCAAAGTCTTGCATACTCATTCCGATACACCCCAACGCTATTCCCATAAGTGCTTCTATGCCTCCTGACTCTACTTCATCGGAGTGTCCGCTGTTTTTTTTTGAGTCTCCTGAACATCACCGAAGAACTCCGTGAAGTCCTCTGGCTCGAGCATATCGACAAACCTGTCAAATGCGATGTCAAATTCGACCCCGTCAGCATTACAAGCACTCTTCACGCAACACCAGACGAACATCAACATAAGGTCAACATCTGCCTGGTTCACTTCGCGGATGTCCTTGCCACTCTCACGCTTGAAGCGCACCATCGCACCCATTGTCACTCGGCAAGGGTACTCCTGTCCCTTAATCTTAATCTTCTTCATAAGTTACACATTAAGGTTATGACTGGGTGGTTGTAGCAGTCTCGCTCAAGCCGTTGCTGCCGTCCACCTTCTTGACCTCGCCCGAGTTCTCCAGCTGGACACTGTACTTGGAGTCATCGCCAGCCTGACCGTCAAGATCCAGAGAGGTGATGATATACTTGCCAGCGTAACCGCCAGTGGTCTTGCCTGTACGCTTGTCACCGTCACGCAGAGAATATGCCGCATCTACGGGATCACCCTTCAGCATCAGCTCCTTCAACTGGTCGTAGGTCGGAGTTTCGGCGTCGCCGTCGGTAAGCACACAGCCGTCAGCGGATATGCTCTCGCTGAAGCTCTTTACATACTTCTCCTTCCATTTGCCAGAGGAAGCCTCTTTAGTAATACGCTCACCTGTCTCAACCGATGTGCTGACCTTACAGCCAGTGCTGAAACCGAGAGCCTTGCCACCGACACTAAGGATAAGGTCGGTACCGTCCAATACGCTTTTTGCTACTTCGCTCATATCTTTTTGAATTTGAGTTTTACAATGATTGTTAGTAATATGCCGATGACTACACCGACAAGAAATGATATTAACGCCGTTTTAACAGGATTCGAACGCTGTTCCTTCTCCTCCTGAACAAGGCTCTGCAGACCTTCGTATGCCTCCTTGTAGGTCATGGCCATCGTCTCATAATATTCGCATTGCCTTTTCAGACTGTCGCAAATGGCATAGACGATAATTGTGTCCCGCTTGTATTGCACTACGGCATTGGCCTGACCGCTCTTGGCACGGTACTCTGCCTTATGGGGAAGCTTACGGAGGCTGTCTATCGGTATCTCCAGCATCACCTGTGACTGCGGTACCGTCACCGTCTCGATCTTCCTCACTTCGTATCGTAGGCTGTCCTCGGATTCCTGCACCTCGTTCGATACGCTCTGGGAGCTCACCTTTCGGGAGGTCGCGCAACCTGTAAAGGACAGGGCAATCATCAGAATGCTTACAACTGTTAGCATCACCGATAGCCTTGCGGAGCCTTGCCATTTCACGCTTGGTAGCACCGAATTCCTTTTTGGTCTCCCGTAACTCTTCTCGTGTCTCATGCAATTCCTTTTTAAGCGGTTCTACAATGTTTTCTATCAGAATACGGGTGGCGTGTTCAGCGTTGTCAATACGCACTGACTCAGCTTCAGCCTTTGCCCTCTCCGCTTCAGCCTTCGCCTGTTCCGCCTTGGCATTCGCCTCGCGGACCGTCGCCTTGAGCGTCAACACACCAATAAGAAGTGCCAACACCCCGCCGCCCAGTATGTAATTGAGTATTTCGCTGAACTCCATATCCACTCGTTTTATTGGTTAATCCCTATGGTCTTCAACCAAGCCTGTACATCAAAGCTGGGGCAACCCTTTGCTGCTACCTCCCCGTGTCCTATGATGCGGACTTTGGGGAATCGCCGATGGAAATCCTTTACATAGGTTTCCAAAGCCAGCTTCTGTTCTTTGGTGCGTGTATCCTTCGTAGTCTTGCCATCGGCTGCCACGCCGCCGACATACACGATGTGTCGGCTGATTGAGTTGTAACCTTTGGCTCCGTTGGTAATCTCCCAAGGATCAACATTCGCATCCTCATTGTTGGCGACAAGGCGTTCCACCTCGCCGTCAAGATGTATCAGGTCGGTATATCCCACCTGCGACCAGCCACGCCCACCCTTGCATACAGGGTTAGTGTGCCATGCTCGTATCTCATCAGACGATACTTCACGGCCTGGTGGCGTGGCGGTGCAGTGAAGGACTAAATACTTCAGCTTCGCCATTAAGCGGTAGCCTTGTAGCCGCTTCTCATCACGACACCTGCGTCGGCCTTCTTGAACATACAGATGAAGTAGTGACGGAAGTTGACCTTGTTACGCTGATACTCGGGGTCGTTCTCGGCAGCACTCCAGTACATCTTGGTTGAACCTGTAGCCTTGAACACTCGCTTGGTGTAGAATGCGAACGAACACTGGAACTCACCTGCAGATGCAGTGGCACCAACGGCTTTCTTCTCACCGCCTGTAGTGTAATACGGGTTGTTGCCGAAGGTATAGATGTCGAAACCATACATACGGGCAACCGTACCCTCACCACGATTGATGTTGTACTGCTCCTTGAAATTCTGGTCTGCCTCCAAGAGGTCGTTCACATGGTCAGGACAAAGTACCAGACGGCGGCTGTCAACAGGCACCTTCAGATTGTCGAGGGCTCGCTTCATTGCCACAAGGTCGGCTGGGGTAAGTTTCAATCGGCCCGTTGCTTCGTCCCTTGCTCCCGTAGTAGTCAGCACAGGAGTCTTGGCGGTATGTGAAGTCGCACACAATGCGTGAGCCGCCTTGGCAAACTTACTGTCGTTGATGGCATTCGAATGA